TCTACTATTATTAGCTTTGACCTTCTACAAATCCGTCTGTAGTTACTTTATTCGTATCCGCAGTCACATATCTTATGGATGCTTCGGCTGTAACGCCTACTGGAATTTCTGGCGGAGGTACACCATCAAAAACTATTACTGCTTGATCCAAATCTGCTTTAGATTCTATGTTATCTTCAAGGTTAAATCTCCCAAATAATTTTGTACCAGCCACATGAGTTATTTCTTTTAAATTTTCCTCATATTGTTCTATACCAAGTTTTGATTGAACTTCATATGAATACTCTTGATAATATTCGCTATCTTGAATACGTTTTCCTGAGTCAAAATATTCCAACAAACCATTTTTATTTGAATAACCATTTAAATGAGAATCTAAAGAAGCCCAATATCCTCCAGTTGAACCTTGAGATCTAGCAGATATTGTTCCTTTCGCCGCAGTTCGTCCGGCAGAATCTATTACATCAACAATTTCGTTATGAAGATATCCATATCCTGAATCAATAATGTCTACGTTTACAATTCTTCCTATACCAAAATTAGTTATAGAATCTATAGTAGCATTATATCCTGCAAAATTAATAGAATTGAATTTTGTAGATAGAGCAACTATAGGCCAATTTTCTCCACCAAATACAATTGGATCCGTAGAATTAAATCCATAATATGAATATGGTACTATTGTGATTGTAGTATCTTGTATGGCGATAACTTTTCCGCCAACGCTACTTTGTGTAACTTCATCCCCAATGTTTAATGTAGCTGGAATGTTTTGTAAAGTAATTTCTTGCGGTTTTCTTTCAAACAAAGTAACTCGAGTATCATAAGCCACAGAATATACATCGTTTTCATAATCGGCGCCTGGATCTATATTATCAAATCTTACAATTGTTCCAAGGTCAACACTACTTAAGTCAAATGCTGTATTTAACGGTGTGGATAAAGTAACAGGTGAAGCCGTTCCTGTCATTGCTTTTACTGCCGGAGGAACTGTATTATAATCTGAAGAATTAAGAGGGACACTCGTAAAATCTCCTATCACATCAAAAATGAGTGACACGGTTTCAGCGTTTTTTAGTTCGCCAACTTTAACGTCGCTAGCATTTAATGTATCAGGATAAAGATTACCAGGTGATGTGTCATTTTTTGCTACAACTCTTATAGCAGTACTTCCTGATAAAGAATTAAGTGTAACATTTGGTGTGCGGTCAACAGTAGAAATAACATAGCTATTAGAAAACTCTTTTCCCGCATCGGCTTTAACTGCTACAAGCAAATCTGATTGGCCTATTACAACTCCAGTATTACCATTTGTGTCTACAAGCTTTTCTAGAATCGTAAAATTTAAAGCTGAGTTATCCATGAAGATAACTTGGTTAGATACTAATAACTTTGTTGAGTCAACTGAATATCCCCAACCGCCGTCCGCAACTTCATAACTAACAACTCCAGTAAATTCAGTGGTTACGTTTGTAACTAATCCGCGACCTCCTATTGAATCTGAAACACTCTTAAAAGTTACAATATCACCGATGTTATTATTAAGCGTTCCTCTAAAGTTATTGTCAATTGCTATGCTTGATAAAGATCCGTCTATAGTTCCAAATCTTACAGGTATGCCGTTTATAACCGAGACAATACCTTCAAGTCCTATAAAATTTCCAGTTATATCATTAATAAACACAATAGGAACAATTGAATTATTTAGAATAATTAAATTAATTTTATCAACAACAGCTTTTGCTTCTGAAGCTTCACCTATAATCGTTTTACCTATAATATCTTGATAAGTATATTGTAGGCTGTTTCTTGTAGACGTAAATATTCCGTCATTTGGAAACATTTGAAGATAGCGACCTTTTTTCCATTCCGAGTCCGATGGACGTAACATATCTCGTGATGGATTATATACTTTTATTGTTTCATTATAAAAAAGTTGAAAGAATAAAGTTAAACCGTCTTTTGTACCTTTGCGTCTATAAAGACCTAATATATTTTTTACAATAATACGAATTGTAGTATCATCAAAAATAAGATCGGCAAGGTACTTATTTTTAAAGAATAATAGCATTCTTTCAAGCGTAGTATCAATATCACGATACTCGTATATTCTTCTTCCATTATATAAAGATTGGCTTGTGTTTGTTTCTAAGAATTTATAATATTCTTTTACAAATTGCACAAGTTCTTGACCATCCTCACGATATATTGCAGGAAACTGTCTCTCAATATGAAACGAAATTAATTTATCTATAGCCATTATGCTTTTGACTCTATAAAGTTAATAAGAATATCTTCATCTCTTATTGTTAAAATTCTACTCTTTGGTGCAGTGACATTTGAAGAAGTTGTAGCCGCATATATTTTAATTGCGTCGCCAGAAAAAGATTCTACTGCAAAATTAATTAATTTAATTTCACCTGTTGTGTAATCAACAGTTCCAATAGTAGGATTGATAATTTCAGGATTAGTTGTGCTTGTATCAATAATTCTCATATTTCCTGCACCATCATCTTGTAGCTTAGATACAATACCAGAGTATGTAAATGTTGAACTTACTATTGACGGTTTAAAATCTGAAAATCCTGACGCTGCACGGTACGGATATGGTTTTACAAGTTTTTCATTAAATTTAAAACTAGGATTAAGAGTTAAGTTTAATATCGGGGCATATTCTATAATAGGATTGACGCAAAGGTCAGAACCTAGTATACTTTCATCTAATGCGTCTATTGTGGTAATAAGTCTTGATGAACGAAGAGTTTTTCCAAAATCATCAAGGTTTGTAGTACTATAAGAAAGAACAGCCTGTCTTACTAAAGCTTCAAGTTCTGACGTAGATTTGCTTGTTAATTTTCTAGAATAAGTTACGTCAATCACCGCTTCTACGTATAAGAACTCAGGATCAACAAAGATCGGTTCAATCGTAAGCGGACTTTTATCTGCTAAATATCGTACATATTCATATTCGTTTGTTTCAGATAAAACTCCGTCGCCTTGTAAGTTAACAGAAATCGCAACTTTTCCATATTGAGGAGGAGTAAGCTCATCTCCACCATATACTGATACTGAACGTATTTCAGGAAATCTTTGTCTTAAAAGAATATCATAGTCGCTTGCAGTAACAGCTCTTTCTTGAATTTGTATTGATTTTGGTGCAAAGAATTTTATGCTATCAATGCTTTCACGTTCAGCACCGCCTGATGCGCTTGAAACTGTTGTGACCGTAACACCAGAACGAAAGGCAGTAGTAAATCCTGTTGCTCCGTTAGCTTCAGCACCACTCGTGACTCTATATTGTACTTTTATATCTATATCAGGTTCTGGTTGTTTTCCGTATACATTTCTACCAAAATATATTGTATAACGATCATCAAAATACGGACTTAAATAAAATACTTTACTCGTTGCGGTCACACCAAATATGTCAGCGGTATAGTAATATTGATTTTGACCTTCGGTTGCCTCGTCATCTACATAAACTTCAATAGTGCTTGTATCTATGTTGTCGTTTGTAAGATTACATCTAAGAAAATTTTCATCATCAAGAAAGAAACCGTCTTTTTCAAAATTTGTAAGAATTTGACCTTCAAAGATTTCAACATTTGTCGCAACAAATGGACCTGATGTTGTCTTTTGTGCAATATATGCCTTTGCTGTTATAAAAGTAAATGCATTTCCTTGATAATTAACAGTAAATTCAGTATATTTTGGAATTGTAATATTTTTCGAAGGCTCTGTCTCATCTACAATAGATATGTTTACAACAGCTTTTGCAGAAGTGCGTGAACGTGGTAAATAATTAAGTTCTTTTGCATGCGAAACGGTTGAATTTTTAAGAACCGCCGAGTCAAGAAACATTTCATTAATTGCCATATTCGTATAGAAATTATTCTGATATGTGTTATATGCAAGAACATCAAGGAGGACATTCATATTTGACCCAGTAAAGTCATAGTCCTTAAATTGTGTTTGGTTCTGCAAATGAGAAATGAACTGCTGCTTAATGGCCGTAAAATCTAGTTCATTTATAGGTTTGGTTGCCATTTATCTAGTCCTCTCTAGAAATACCGTAAGAGATATTGGTTGTTCTACACTGTTTATATAAAAATATATTAAAATACGAATAACATTTTCATCAAGTGTTGACGTCACTTCTACATCAACAAGAGTAGCTCTTTTCTCATATATTTTTATTGTGTCTTTAATTTGTTCTTGAAGAAGCTTAATAGTTGCCGGTGTGTTGTTTTCAAATAACATCGCACGTACATTT